CCAATAAACCAAAACCACATTGATATGGTATCGGCTCGCTGCTATGAGAGGCTACAACATGCCCCGCGAGACAGAGCATGAGGCGCTTTAGACCGGTTTTGTGCGTCGCTCGTTATCGGGCGGATTGCCAGCGAGACAGAGCAACAAACCGGCCTAAAGGTAGGGGCCAAAAAACCAAAGGACAATCAATCAATCATCAATCAATCATCAATCAATCATCCTACACTCATATATCCGCGCAGCCCCACAAAAACCGCGAAAAAAATGATCCTCAGGCACGTTTTTTTTGCTAAAAATACTAATGGCAATTAAATCAATTAGTTATACACAGGGAAAAAAATGAAATTACCCAAAAAAAGCTTGACAATATATCCTATCATATATATATTGGTATCAGGGTGAGATGATTGACAATATATTAGGAGGGGATATTATGACAAAAGCAGAGGCACAGGCACCCCTGCCCAGTGTAGGGCAGGAGGAAAAATTAAGAATTTACGTCCGGATCATGGGTCAAGTCTCGCATGACCCGGACAAGGCGGACCTATTGCAGAGCGCCTGTCTAACGGCGATCGAGAAAGGTCTTGAGTTTAATGATTCGGCCCATTGGGCCAATTTTTTGCGGGGTTACATACGCCGCAAACAGGTAACTGTCCGGCAGGACAGACACAATCTCGCGTCTCTGTCGGACAGGCCGGAGGGCTGGATAGAGACGGCGCAATCTGCGTATGTCTCTGTCCCTACCGACAATCATCTATATCAGATGATTGCGTCGGCAAGGGATAGCAGGGGTCACCTTAGGTTAGACGGCCTTGCCCGTCAGGTTTTTGATTGTGTGTATCTCCAGGGATACACATCAACCGAGACAGGGACCCGACTAGGATTGTCGGTGGATCAGGTGGACAGATTGAGGGCAAGGGTCAACAGGGTAGTGTTGTCCCTGCCCCTACGCGACAACCTATCGCGTTGGTATAACGGATCAGGGGCCACCTCTGCCCAGATTTGGCCAATGACGGACGTCGAGCCGACAAAAATCAAACGTGATAACGAGTCGGGCCGGCGCCGTTTTGATCCGGCAGACAGTGCTCGGTGTCAGAAGGCACATAGGGCAAGACTGGATAAGCTCGGTCCCGCCATGCCGGCTTATCTCATGGACGGCAATCGCCCCTCGACGTATGAGGGATCGGCCGGCTGGCAAACACCGCATAGGCCTCGACCTAGAGCTGTGCACATCTAGCATTTAGCATTCGTATAATGGGCCGTATTTCATCAGTGAGATACGGCCTTTCCTCATATTGTACCCTGTTTGCAATTCGGCAATACTATCAATAATCCAATATCATTCGATAATATCAAACAGCCCACCAAAATGTGTCTCACCTGAGACACTTGTGCCCCATAGCCTTTAAACATCTTGAGACACTTATGTCTCGTATCGCTTTGCTTACTTGAGACACTTATGTCTCACATAATTTGAGACACTTTGAAACATCTTGAAACACTTTGGGGGGATGGTGTGTTTCGATGCGCTCCATGATGCATTCGCCCTCATGCCCTGTCGCTCTCCCCTGTTTGGCTCGTGGGTATAGTTGCTAATAATATTGGCCACTTACACCGGCAAACTTTATACGCTATAAAGTTAGGAGTGCAGCTTTAGTGCCTCTTCCCTAATGATATCAATACTTTAACTTATCCCCCCCTCGGTCTATCTTGGGGTAGGGGGAGTGCCACCGGCCGAATCGGGTACTGACCACAATTTTTTTTGCGAAAAAAATAAAGTTGCAAAGGCCTGATATTGTTATACTATCTATGCAAAATTTTATAATGTGATCATCATTCACATTTTGTTATTGACATTCTGGGGTTATATTGGATGATTATTGGCTGTGGCGCATTTTTTTTCGATAATTTTATTTTTTAGGGGTTGGTTATGACGAAACGAGACGTTTGGCTGAAAGGGGCTGAGTTGATTGGGATTCCGTTGAATTTATTGAAGCCTCATCCTGCGAAGGCGTTTTTTCGTAAAGTTCATATTCCTCAGTGGGCTATTGCGAAGGCTCTCGGTATTAATGAGCGCCAACTTAGGGGGTATTTATCCGGGCGTTTTAATATCCCTGATTCTGTTGAGGTTGGGGTACAGAATTTGGTGAAGCAGGTTAAGGGTAAGGTCCGTGAGAAGTCTGGGACGAAGCTGAAGGATAAGAGGAGGAAGTCTACGAGAGCTCCTAAGCTTGATCCGGAAGTTGTTGTGGGGGAGATAGGCCGAGTGAGGGGGTTAAGAAGGATGAAGAAGAGTGACAGCGATATTGAAAACGATCCCCGTTTGGTGATGGGGAAGAGCTGGGAATAATGGGGGTGGGTTGTGAGGGTAGGTAGTGCTTTTGGCATTTTTGATTTGGTGGTAAGCGATGTGTGGTTTATGGCCGTGTGTGGGTGTTGTTGGTTAGTTGGTCGCGACTTCCAACAGTTTGTATGTAGATATGTAACTCCGCGCGCGCGTATATAGATAGTACCGCCCAGTGAACCTATAGACCTGGTTTATAGTACCGCCCAGTGAACCTATAAATGGGTTTATAGTACCGCCCAGTGAACCTATAGCTTTAGCAGAAAGCTTACATGCTAAGGTTAAAAACAGGAGAAAACTAGTGAAACCCTGGGAAGAATCCCCCTGCAGCTACCGGCCCTATAAGTCCTGGGTATGACCCACGCCCTGAGCAAAGGGGGAACTTGATAGCTAAGGTAGGGTTGGAGGAGCGCTACCTGTGGTTAGAGAAAACGATTGAGGAAGCAGAATAGGAGGTTTAATGCCAAAGAACAGCATTTACCAGACACAACATGAGATCCATTACGTTGAAGGCTTGGCGACGGGTAAAACATGGAACGGAAGAAGAGAGCCAAACTGTGGCCCTGCCGATTTACTTAAGAATTATATTTCTAACGCCAAGAAGAGACGGCGTAATGGCACTTTTGGGGCTATTGATGCCGGGAAGGTTATCAAATACGCTGAAGGATTGTTGAACGATATTAAGAGTAAGGGCTTTCGGCATGGTGACAATCTCGATTAGGCAGCCCTGGGCGTGGTGGATTGAACGAGGGTGGAAGACGACGGAGGCCAAAAGGCATAAGAGGCTGCGTTGGTTGGCCGGCAGACGTGTGGCTATTCATGCTGGAAAATTCATAGACATGAAGGCGATAAGGATGGCGTTGCCATATCTTTCTGAGCCTCAGATGCAGGAAACCATTATGTCGTTTAACGATGCTTTAAAAAAGCCTGTAAGGCAGGAATTTGATGATCCAAGATTTGGGGCTGTACTGTTTACAGCCGAGTTGATGGATTTCCGGCGCCTGACGTTCGATGACAACCAAGACACCCTTTGGGATAGCCATGGCCTTTATGGTTTTTCAATAGAGAATCTTGAAATGCTTAAGTATCCAATCCCATGGAAAGGGAGTATCAATGTATTTCATGTTCCTGATGAATTGATAATACACGATAAGGGATAGGCACCTTTAAGCCTGGGTAGGGGTTGTGTTGGTAGCTCTATGGCTAATAAGAAACAAAAGGTGCGACAATTCTTGATGCTTGATTATGCTTTGATACATGGCCCAGTTTGGAATGAATTATCCAGACAAAGCCGAGACGTTTACGAACAGATAAAGTCGTCAAGGCATACTAGGGACAAAAAAGGGCGGGTAGTAAATACAGACGATAAACATATAAGGTTCGGGTATTCTGATTTAAAAGTTGTGATGGCTCGAAGCACTTATTACAAAAGCGTGAGGGAGCTTTGCAGCAAAGGCCTGATTGAAATTATTGACTCTGGTGATTTTCCCCATGTAGACGATAACGGAGAGATTCACTTGAGAAGAAAGGCCATATATTCTCTATCAAACAAATGGTGGTTATATAATAATGCGGAAACTAACAGAGCCAAAAGAGACAAAGAAGGTTGAGACTGTTGGGGTAGATAATTACTCAAGGAATAAATTTAAAATTCAGAGCGGGAATGTGAATGGAAAACAGCTAAGATCCCTCGGGCACGTTCAAGAGTGCCATGGTGAAGATTGCCCTGCTTTTTCTATTTGCTCTTACAATACTAACAGAGAGAATTGTAAATGCGCCGTTATGGATACTTCTTTGAAGTCAATATACAAACAGTTTACAGATACCTTGGACGGCATAGGGGATAGCCTTAATCAGTTGCAACTAGATAGAGTAGGTTTACATCTTATGCCTCTTTACCAGCAGTTGATAAAATTCAGCATCGAAATCATAGGGCACAAGAGTTCAGTCTACATAGATAAAACTGGGAAGGAACTAATGCACCCTCAATACAAGGAGATCCGGGAAGTCCAAGCTTGTATCTCTAAGGAAATAAAAGAAATAGGGTTGAATGAGATATGGAAGAATAAATTTGGAGACAGCAAAAGCATGATGGGGGCTAACGGTCAAGATATCGAGGAAATCCTCATGAAAGGAAAGAAGGGTGCATATGAAAGACTATTGCGCGAAGACTGATACGCATGCAACGCAACAGCATGCAACGCAACAGCAATTGATTCCTTTTCCGGATGTTCTAAAGGAGCTTATTCACGAGGCGATGCAACTAAAACATCGGAACCAATTGCCAAGGATACGCTCCCTGGTTCTATCGTTGAATAATTCTTTGTGTCAAATATTCACAGAGCTTTATGAGGTGATCGGTGAGGAAAAAAAAGAAGGAAGCAAGTGATTATCGGGACGGTGCTGAAGGTTTTTTCAAATGGATGGAGGAGAACGTTTGCTTACCCATCATACCTTTTGGGTCCATGGTCCCAAAATGGACACTGGTTGGTGAGTTGCCGGACGATATCCACCCTGAAACAGGTAAATCCTATAAAAGCCTGTGGGATACACAGAAGGATGTTGTCCGTGAAGGGCTGAAGATGGTTGGAGGTGAGTTCGCCTATCGAATGATAGTTTTTTGTTGGCCCAGAGGTGAGGGTAAATCTTTGATGGTTGTGTGCATTGAGCTTTGGAGGTTCTTTAACTTCCCGAGGCAGAAAATTGTATGTGGTGCTAATTCAAAGGACCAGGTTCAATTCGTGCATTACGATCTGATGAAAGATATTATTAATAATTCTCCCAATCTTCTTGCTATCATTGGCAAGAAAAATGTTAGGGAAAAAAGCATTGCCTTCCGGGATGGAGATAACAATATCCAGTCTGAAATCATGACGATATCATCCTTTTCCGGCATCGTGTCAAATATCAACTCGTATACTTTTTCTGAAATGTTTGATCAAAAAAATCCTAAGTTTTTCGTTCAGCTAGATGGCAGCATTAGAAATATCCCCAATGCCATGGGGTGTATTGACTCTACAGTTTCGACAAAAGATCATATCTTGCGTAAACTTTATGAATCTAGCCGTAGTGGAGCTGACCCGAGTATATTTTTTTCTTATCGGTGTAGCAAAAAGGGCGTTCCTGAAGATTACATGAACCCGAATATGACCTTGGCGCAGATTAATTCATATCGTGCTAAATTTCCATTCGGAGATTTTGAAAGATATTTCCTTAATCTTTGGGAGTCTGCCGGGGGGAAAGTTTTTTCTAGAGAGCAAGTAGAGGCCATTCATTATTTTGGAGTAGATCATAAAATCAACACACATAGAGAGTTGATACAACTTATCAAAAAAAAGAATGACACAATTGATTTTGAAGATGAGATCAAGCAAAGGAATATATCTAACAATATAGAGCTCGATACTTACAATGTTCATGCTGAATTTAAAAATAGAGTTTGGCCTGTCGAATCCATCTTTAGGGTTAGAACGTACCAAAATCAGCCGATAATGCCAACCATGAAAGATCTCGATGCGTTATCTGATATTTACGATACCAACTGGGCTATTATTGCATGCCTTGACCGTGGTGATCCTATGAAAACGAAAACGTCCGCGAGAACGATACTGTCTTTTGCGGCGAAAGGTTTGGTCGGAAGTAGAAGCCGCCCTCAATCTGCGGGGGCGCAAGAATCAACCATGTACCTGCACATATTGCTTTACTTGGTAAATATCGAAGACCATAGTCTGGAAGCAATCAAGACCCAAATGCAATTGATGTGTGATGAATTCGATGGCATAGATGTCCTTGGCGGCGAGCGATACGGCGCATGGGACCTGCAACCATGGTGTGAAGAAAGAAACATTATTCTAGAGCTATGGCTCCCAAGCTACAATAGACAAAAAGAAATGTTTGGCGAATTCTTTACCTCTGTGGAGCAAGGGTGCTTTAAGGCCCCGCCACTTGCCATCGCCGGTTATGTTGAGGACGATATCCTCGTTGAAGAAATGAGCATTTTTGACCATATCCCGCCATTGGCTTCCCAAAAAGCTGGATGGTTCGGGAGCCCCGAAAAAATGCGTAAAAATGGCCCACAGGATGATGCTATGTATACCATGGGGGGGCTTTATTATGCAGGTAGGCAGCTATCTATCTTAGACTTCAAAGAGCGTAAGGGGCGGTATGATTTTGGAACTTTTTTTGCCAACGAAGGGTTGTTGGGGGATTATAGGTGAAAAAAACCATTGGTGCATGTGTATGCTTAACTATTTGATTTTGCTTTATTAATCCATATGCTCATCGTATAGTTTTCGACATGGGAGCTGAAAGCTTCACTGCATTCCGCTAAGTCACTCCTTTTTGCTTGACAAGCACAACATATTGTACTTATTGTTAGATATACCCACAATATGTTGTGCTTGGAGATACCACTGAATAATTCAGATTTACACCATAGCCAAATTACCGAGGATAATTTTCTTCGAGCGCAGTTCTCCGTCCCTTGGCAATATGGCCTTGGCGTATCCCAAGAAAAGGATTCCGATGGGTTTCCGGTGGGGCTCACTGTTTCTGACAAAGGGGTCCCTCAGTTCACCCGTGAAGTTCTCCATTCCCATATCTGGTACAAATTCCATTCCAATCCGCATGTCAATACATCTATTCGTGGTATTACAGGCAGGATAGCCGGGAACGGGTTTGCCACTGTTTCAGACATCCCCGATCTTGATTACGCAATAGAAGAAACGGAGACTGATTATCGTAATAGGTTGTATGATTACTGGCCTAAATTTATCACGAGGGCTTTTATCTCCGGTGAGCTATTCCTTTGTTTTACGTGCCACGATGATGGGTTTATCGAGATAGATTTCATTGATCCGGATATGATTGATGGTGAAGCGGAAAACGGGATCATATTTCATCCGAGAAAAACCAGGATGCCTTTGGTCTACTGCGTAAAGGATGCGGATAAGGACATAGACGAATTGGTGCCGTCCATCTACTTGGCTCGTTATCCTGAGCTGATAAACGAAGCTAAAAAACATAAAGCCTTTAAGGCTAAGATGCTGGATAACAGCAAAACCGGCAGGAAGGCCTTTAGAAAAACCGGTGGGTTTCGCAGGTTTATCGTTT